GAGCAAACATAGGAACTACTGGTACGATATGGCTCGCAGGTTTCTTTGTATCAGACGGCATGCCGAAAGGCGATACTTTACGAATTGCAATGGCGCATAGTGGTGCAAATCTTTTTATGTCAATAATGTTACTACCATGGGTTCATCATATCGCTAGGTTCTTAACTAAATTTTAGATTACTTTTTATTCTGCGATAAAGCGTCCATAAGGGCGCTTTTTTAAACACTAAACTATTATAAATAGATGTATGTTAAGGTTTAGGAGATATCTGATGGAAAATGAAACTGCTATCAAAGCAGCAAAAGATATTGCATCTGCTGTTTCAGGCTTTGATATTGAAGATACAAGTGTAAAAAAAGAAACTGGAAAGTCAATTACTCTTACTCAAACATTACCAGATAATAAAAGACGTCAATACGTTCAAGCGGCAAACAAAATTTTATCAACTAAAAGCGAATATGATTTTATAGAAATTACATCAACTAGAGCTACAAAAGATTTTAAATTTAGAGTAAAAGAATTTGATAAAGATATAGTCGTACAAACAAAACCAAATGGTAAACGTGGTAAAACAGATCCTAACGAACTGTTAACAGCAGGTCTTTCATGCATGACTTTACCTCGTACTATTCCAAGTGATATAGTTGAACTCGATGCATTAGTAGATCAGGTCAAAAAAAATATTCCAAGGATAGTTAAAGATTACGATAAAAAAGAATTTGATGCAATTGATGGAGACTATTCTAACTTTTGTCAAGCTTTTTCAGCTGCTGTAGGTTTCCAAAAATATTGCGGAGGCATTGGCCAAAAAGCATACGTTACAGGAAGAGTGTGGAATAAAGATATAGAAAAATTTAAGAGAAATGCTTATGGAATGAAAGACTTTAATTCGTCTGACATTGTAATTAAAAAAGGTTCACAGTTCTACGGTGTTTCTTTAAAAAAGAAAGACAGAGGTACGTCGGCAGATCCAACGTTACTTAATAAATCTGTTTCAAACCTATTCACGTCGCAAGAAATTGTAAACAGATATAACAGTACACTACAAGATTTTATGATCAACAAAGTAATTAAAAATGCTGAGGCTCAAGCACTAGTTCCTTCTGGGTCGCAGAGAAAAGCAAACGCTGATCGTAATTCAAGACGTCCAACGTGGAAGCAACTTGTCTCTGGATTACCTAATAAATTTTTTAACGATCAGTTAAAAGGCCGCGATAGTATATTTGGCAGAATAGGTGACATGTTCGAGAAAGAACAAGATACTATTGCACAAAAAATAATGCAATTAGTTTTAAAAACAGATTTAAAAGAATTAACAAACTTTAATTTTAATTTTGTTCTAATAACAGGCGTTGGCAGATATTTGAAGAGCGGACCTGTAGTTGAAAAAGCTGATGTTATACCAGTCGACACAGTCTCTATAAAAGTCGCTGAGCTTCTTAAGAAAGAAAAACCAAAGATAAAAGTAGACAGACAATCTTTTACTGGAGGAGCAGCAGTCTTAGGAATGCAATTATCTATTGGAAAGATGCCGGCAATAGATATCGCAATGAGATACAAGGGTTCTGGAACTTGGACGTCACAGCCATCAGTTACAGCCTTTTTAACTCAAAAATTTAAATCATTTCTTAAGGATTTATAAAATGAATTTTATAGAATTTATATCAGAACAAAAAAATACTCATATGACTCATATCGAGGATAAAGTCCTCTATGGCGGCGTTGACGGAACTAGGCAAGCAATACTAGCGCTACGGTCATTAAGAGACATGCTTGGAGGAGTTAAAGATGGAAACGTCAGTGTCAAGTGGGACGGAGCCCCAGCTGTTTTCGCTGGTACTGATCCTCGTGACGGTAAATTTTTTGTTGCTAAGAAAGGGATATTCAACAAATCGCCAAAGGTTTATAAAACTAATTCTGACGTTGACGACGATACTAGTGGTGATCTTAATGCTAAACTCAAAGCCGCACTAAAGTATTTACCGGAACTCGGTATTAAAGGTGTAGTGCAAGGCGATTTCTTATTTGATTCAAGCGAAGTTAAGACAAAAAAATTAAAAGGCAAGTCGTATGTAACCTTTCATCCGAATACTATTGTATATGCAGTGCCTTCAGGAACTCAAGCTGCTAAGAAAGTACGTGCTGCAAAGATTGGAATAGTATGGCATACAACATACAAAGGTAATTCATTTGAAAATATGAAAGCTTCTTATGGCGTCAATACTAGTAAGTTTAGAGATAGTAAAAATGTTTGGTCACAAGACGCGATGCTGAGAGACATGACACGATTTACTATGACTAAAAAAGATACGGAGGAAGTTAATGCAAATCTTAGTAATGCTGGCAGGATTTTTAATAAAATTTCTGGTACTACCTTACGTACTCTCGAAGCTAATCAAAACCTTGCTCAAACTATTGAAACATTTAATAATACTTATGTACGAAAAGGCCAAGTCATTGGTAATACCAAGACCCACGTTGAAAAATTGATACGGTACATACAACAGAAGTTTCAAAAAGAGATAGATAAGAGAAAGACTGAAAAAGGAAAGTCAGTACAACAGAAAAAATTAGACGAAATAATAAAATTCTTTTCACCTCAAAATAAAATTAGTTTACAAATGATGTTTGAACTACAAAAATCTATAGTTCTAGCAAAACTAAAACTTATAAATATACTTAATAAGTTAAATAGTACAGAAACTTTTTTAAAGACTCGTGATGGATATAAGGTAACTGGTCAAGAAGGTTATGTAGCTATTGACAAACTTGGTGGTGATGCGGTGAAAATCGTTGATCGTATGGAGTTCTCATACGCCAACTTTTCACCAGATATATTAAAAGGATGGGATAAACCAGGGAGGAACTGATGGCCCAATTAAAATCTTTTTTCGACTTGATGAACGAACTGTCGATGAAAAAAGACAAAAAACTTCCAAATTTAAAAGTACCGGTTAAAGGTAAAAAAGGCGTAAGTAAGTATATGCGTAAGAAAGCTGCTTCGCAAGCTAAAGACGACTTATATAACTCTGTACAAAGCGCTGATCGAAAACCAGAAAAATATATGAAGCCAGATGGTAAAGTCGGAATCAGAATGGTCAAGGTTGATAAGGAAGTTATTAAGAAAGAAGCCTCAGTTCTCAAACCAACCAAACCTACAGATATATCAAAACATGCTAGAACGCTGGCAAAAAATGATGATGACTACAATCGTAATAAGAAAAAATATATAGACAAAGCACGTGCTAAAGTATTTAAAATGTATCCGAAAGAAGCTATTAATCATGATGATGCGCATCGTGATGCTCAAACACACTCAGATGGAAGCATGAGTGTTAAGAAAATTCCAAGTATGATTAAGAAATCAGGTGATAAACATCTACACTTACACATGAAGAGTTATCACAAAGAGAAAGATGGACAAGACTTTGCAAAGAAGCATGGTTATAAAGTAAAGAATTACGTTAAGACTCCATCAGGAACCAGAATGGATATTCATAAAGAATCAATTGATGAAGCATCGATGAGTCCAATGAACTTAAAGAGAGCTGAAAAGTTTATGGGTCCTTCCAAGAATTTTAATCAAGCAGTTAATCTTGTCTCAAAAGGAATGAAAGTTTCTAAACAACAAGCAATAAAGATGGTTAAGAAAATTCTTGGTGTAAATCCTAAAACAAATAGAATTGAATCTGTTGATGAAATGATTGATCCAATGGATCTAAGAGGAAGACCAAGAAAAGTAGATCCGTATCATGGCAAAACTAAATTCGGCTTGAAACATCCACTTCATCCTCTTAATATACAAAAGAAAAAAGAAAAAGAAGCAAAGAAAGCAGCAGCTGCAAAGAAAGAAGAAGTAGATGTCGATGAGGCATTAAACTTACAGCAAAGAATGAAACGTTCTCGGCTTATGAAGCGTATGAAGTCAAGAATCAAAATCGGAAAACAGCGTGCCATGAGAAAGATGGCAAACAAAAAGACTCTTGAGAAGAGAGCGATGAGACAGGCGAGAGGACAAATAGCAAAAAAACTTACACGTGGAATACCTAAGAAAGAATTAACTTTTGCTAGAAAAAAAGAAATTGAAAAAAGATTAGAAAAACCGGCACTTCAACAAAGAATAAAAAGATTAGCTAAGAGAATGTTTAAAGACGTGCGAAAGAAAGAAGTACAAAGGAAAAAAGGTTAATGATAAGTTCATTTAAAAATTATTTGATAGAGGAAGAAAAGACCATATTCTTTACGTTTGGTCGTATGAATCCTCCAACAGTAGGTCATGAAAAATTAATGAACGAATTATCTAAAAAATCTGGAAAGAATTCTTACAAAGTGTTTTTATCTCAGAGCGAAGATAAGAAAAAAAATCCACTACCCTATCAAGAAAAAGTAAAGATGGTACGGAAGTTCTTTCCAAAGCATGCGAGACAAGTAATGCTTGATAAAAAAATTAAAAATGTATTTGATGTCGCTACTAGATTATTTAACGAAGGGTATAAAAATTTAACCATGGTCGTCGGTTCTGACCGAGTCATGGAGTTTAATACCTTACTTAATAAATACAATGGTGTTAAAGGAAGACACGGTTTATATAACTTCAATAGAATTAATACCATTTCAGCTGGAGAACGGGATCCAGATGCAGACGATGTCTCAGGAATGTCAGCGTCAAAGATGAGAAAAGTTGCGGCAGAAGGAAACTTTGCGCAGTTTACTCAAGGATTGCCAAAAAGTGTTTCAAATGCCGAAGCAAAGAAAGCGTATAATCAAGTAAGAAAAGGCATGGGACTTAAAGAAGTTAAACAGTACCATAACACATTAAATTTTGCTCCAGTTTCAGAGAAACGAGAGGAATATGTTAAAGGAAACCTTTTTAGTGTTGGTGATTGTGTTACTGTCATGGGCAGTGACCAACTCGCTCGTGTTACCAGTCTTGGAAGCAATTATGTTATTGTTGAGCAAGATGGTAAGCACTACAGAAAGTGGCTTGATTCCGTGGAGCTTTTAGAAAAAGAAAGAAAAAAAGAAGTAGCTCAAGACAAAGACGTTAAAAAAGCAAAAGGGAGTCAGCCTTCAGTATATTATAAGGGTTTAAGTAAGTCAACCAAGAAAAAAAGACTTTCACATTTTAAAAAGTACGGTAAGTACAACGACGATAACCCTGCAGCTTATAAACAAGCTCCGGGAGATAAGACAGCTAAGACTAAACCAAGTGTTCATACACTTAAGTACAGAAGAATGTACGGTGAAGATGCAGTAGAATTAGCAAAGAAAAAAATAGAACGCGAAAAGATGGTCGATAAGATTAAACATGCTCGAATGTTGGACCGCGCTAAAGTAAGAAAAATTAAAAACAGGAGTACAGCGAATGCTTAAATTTTCAACTTATGAACAAGCTTTCGAAGAGTTATTAGAGAATGAAGGCTTAAAGAAAAAAGCAGCTAAGTCTGGTATATCTTACGGCACGTTAAAAAAGGTATACAACAGAGGCATGGCAGCTTGGAGAACAGGCCATAGACCAGGGACAACACCACAGCAGTGGGGAATGGCAAGAGTTAACTCTTACATAGGAAAAGGTAAAGGTACTTATTATGGTGCTGATTCTGATCTTAGTGGTAAGGGTAAGAAGAAGAAAAAAGAGTCAGTAGGTGAAGCGCTTGACAAAAAAGATGTTAAGACAGTTAAAGGTGTAATCAAAGGATTAAAGAAAGCCGTTGCAACTCATAGTAGTCAAGTTAAAACATTAACTAAAGACATCAAAGATAGTACTCAAGTAAAAGAAATATCAAAGAGGACTGCGGCAAATTATATAAGTAAAGCCTCAAGAGATACTTATCATTTAGGTCAAAGGCAAGGTAAAGCTGATGCAATTGATCGTATTGGTGGTACGCATCCAGACCAGAAGTATAAAAGCGGTCCAGAGCGTAAAGCCGTAAAGAGAGTCGTAGGCATCGATAGAGCGGCTAGAAGGCTATCAACCGGCAAAGGTTATTATGCACAGAAAAAGAAAACAAATGAAGCAATGACTGACGCAGAGAAAGCAGCACATCAAAAAGCAATTGATGCCTTCAAGGCCAAAGGCGGTAAAATTAAAAAATTAAAACCAGGG